TGAAGATCATTGCGGCGGTAGTGACAAGAAATGCGAGAAGTCCCTTTTTAGGTCTTTTCTTCTGTTCGAATAAACCCGCAAAGTAGGTACGGTTTGATGTGTTCGTGTTCATTTTTTTCCTCTTTCTTTAATTTATAACATTTTCAACTAACTTTTCATCTGGACTACATCGTCCGTCAACATTCCTTTTGCTGCCATAAGCATCCGGGGCGATCCTGCCGCATTTACCTGCGGAATTACTGTAAAGCCATCGTTTGCAACAAAATCAGTGTAACCGTCCGCGATTTTCACTGCAAAATGGCCGTTGTCATAGGCAACTCCAACGGTAAGATCTGCAAGGCGGTTGCCTTCCGGATCATAACATGCAAAAACTTCAGATCCCGAAACTGCCGCATTAATACAAACAAGGCGATATGTTCCAGCTTTAGCAAGGTCGCCCTGTGTAACCGATCCCGCAACTCCCGTTCCTATGTTCCCGCCTGTTTTAACCGCGATTGCAATTGCGGCCGCGCTTGATTTCTGAACAACATCCAGAGTGACTCCGGAAGGAAGAACGAGCGCCGCGCCGTTAAAAAGCCCCGCAACTGAAGCAATTGTTTCAATATATCCGGCCCCCGGAATAGTTGTTTCAACCGCGCAAATTGCTTCAATTGTTTCAACTCCGCCGGGATATACTTTGTATCTTCCGGTCAATTTGTTGAAAGAAAGCGGGGTTCCTTTGGCAATAACTGCCGCCGCTATTCCTTCAACAATAAGGTTTTCAATTTTGTTAGCGCCAAGTATGTAGCTAACATTTGAAACTGATTCTGTCATTTTCGACTCCTTTCTTTAAAGTAATAAACTATTTTTTTCCAAACATTTCCTTGTGCGCTTTAATTGCACTTTTTTCTTCCGGCTTTTCTTCTATAGGTATTGGGCCTGTCTGTGCTGCCGGAATCGGGTTTTCATTTGCTCTTTTGTCAATTTCAATCTTCGCGTATTTTTCCTCTGCGTATTTTTCAACACATGCAGAAAATTCGCTTCCGTTTTCAATGTTCGCCAAAATAGTTTCGTTTTTGGCGTTTCCAAGATAGGAAAGGTGCTTTTTGACTCTTTCCCTTTCTGCTTTAATTCCCTCTTCCTTTGCCGCTGTAACTGCCGCTTCCAGATCTGCGGCGGTTATTGTTTTTTCGTTTTCGTTTGCTTTTGTCATCGTTTTGCTCTCCCGCTTATTGTTCTCAAGTCCTTCAATCTCCATGCTGATTTCATCTATCATATCAACTTCTTTTGCTTCAATTGCAAAAAGAACGCCACCCCGGCCGAATTCTTCATTTACTTTTAAAATATCACATTTTCTTCCTTTTGCAACATTTTTCGCAAAAATTTCGTGAAGTTTATCAATTTCGACCTGATATTTTTTAAATCCTTTCTCTGTAGCCGGATCTGGATTCTTGTCCGGGGCATTGGAAGAAATGATTTTTATTTCCTTAATTCCCTCTTTTTCAAGATACTTTTTATAATCATAAACAACCGCCATTACTCCAATTGATCCAACTTGCGCGCTTTCGTTTGTTACAACTATTTTATCGGCTTGGCTTGCCAACCAATAAGCTGCTGAAGCTGCAAGATTTTTTACAACGGCGCGTGTGGGTTTTTGCGCTTGCGCGATCATCCTTCCGCACTCTTCGCAACCTGAAACAAGGCCGCCGGGACTGTCAATAATAAAATCAATGCTTTTTACATCTTCGCGGTTTTCCGCTTCAATTGTCTGCTGAATAATTTTCTGATATTCTGTATGATAATACCATGAATTCCCCAAAATCCCGGTGATCTTTATTTTTGCAACTCCATTTACAACATTTAAATCCACGGCTTTTTTCTTATCTTCGATCAAAAACATAAATGCTTTATGATCCCCGGATTCATATTTACCCATTAAAGCAACAAAGCTTTCAAGGTGTTCTTTATTCAGCGCTAATATTTCCATCGTTCACTCCTTTAATATCATCAATCTCTTTTTCAAGTTTTGCTTCAACTCTTCTCTGTTCCATATTTGTTAAATAATCCGTTCCAAACTGTTCATCTGCGATCTGTTCGCAAGTTGTAAGGCCCATTTTCACATTTATTTCATTTTCTTTTGCCTGCTTAAATCCGTCAATATTGATCTTTGGAAGTCCGCGCCAAATATGCGACCTATAAGCGCCAACTATAGGCCATTTTCCAACATTATTAATTGCTTCAATGTATCCGGGCGCCTTAATTTCGCCTTTCAAGATCATCATATCAAGCCAATTGTGATAAATAGGCGCGGAAAGTGATCCATTGAAATAATAGTTTTTTTCTCTCACTGTGGTTTCAAAATCAATTATCGCGGCGCGTGATGCTGAATAATTAGAATTGTACTCCATCTTCAAAACTTCCGGCGGGATCCCGTGAACATAAAACATTGGTTTGGTGACAATATCCGTAAATGTTCCAAAATTCACATTAGGCCGTGAAGTATCAAAACTCTTTATTGACTCGCCTTTTTCAAGGTTTGTTGCAAAAAAGCCCGGATTCATTTTCTTAAAATTAAGATCTTTGATTACCGTATCTTCCTGAACGGCTACAGCATGATCCGTTCCGGCTGCCAAAAACCTTTGAACATTGTCCGGCATATCCGCGTCTTTTTGATGGACTACGGCAATATAGGAATTGACAAGCGCGGCCCTCTGCTCTGAATCAAGATATCTTCCAACATCATTAAGATTTTGAAGAACTACGGCTAAAAGCGGAATTCCCCTTGCATTGTTTACGCGTGAATTTCCGGACTTGACAAGCCATGCTCTTAGTTTCCCGGATCTGTCTCTTGCCAAAACTCTTTTGAATTTTTCCTCTCCGGTTATAACATTCACTTCCGCGATATGATATGCTTCAATTTGTCCCTTTGGATTATATTCGATACCATCTATAATATTTCTGGCCAAATAAGGCGATCTAATGTGCTTTCCCTCAATAAGCTCTACAACCGGAAGGCCCGTTACTTTATTATAGTAATTAATACAAAGGCAATCCCCGAAAATTAAGCTTGACTTCATAGCAAGCGATTGAATTTCTCCGAATGTTTTATCTTCCTGAATTGAAACAAGTCTTTTATCTTCGCTCCAAAGCCAAAAAAGCGCTTCTGAAGTTTCCTTAAATTCCTTCAAAAAATTCTCCGGAAGAAAACTCAAAACTTTTTTTATCGGAGTAGATCTTAAACCATATCCGGCATTAACTGTCTTTGTTACTATTCTATTGACTATCGAAGCGGCATAAGGATTTTCATTATAAAGCTGTTCTGATTTTGTTTGCAGCGCATATAAATTTAAATTATTTGAAGCGCGCTGTTTTCCATAGCCGCCAAAATTAAAATCAATTTTATCGCCTGAGTATCCGTGATATGAATTCAGAAAGTCAAAAAATGATACCGCGCCTTTAATAAAATTTTCTTTTGCTATTTTTGCAGCTTTATCCTCTTTCTTTTTTCCGATTCCAAACAAGTTAAATTGCAATAAATCCTCCGGGATCCGATATTCTTGAAATTCTTTTTTCCAGGCGCGCTTCCTCTTCATAAAGCGCTCTTAGATCTCCCCGGCGTACCCATGTTTCGATTAATCCATCATTTATTTTATAGTCCTGGCCGCCGCTCTGAACTGCCGTGATTGCCGCCTGAACATTCGCTAATCTTGTTTCCAGTTGTGCAAGTGTCGCCATTTACATTTAAACCTCTAAAACTCTTTTTTGTTTGAAAAAGCGATTAAAGCAAGTCAGTTTAAATTATTTTAAAAACACTGTCAAGATAAAAATTAATATAGGCCAGGATCGCATTGAAGAACTTTAAAACCGATCTTTCTTAATTTTTCAACAACTCTTGCCCGATCCTCAACAATAAAAAGCACATTTTCCGGAGTTAGCCCGGCATTTTTTAAAAGTTCCGGTTTGATTTCTTCATCGTGTCGGTAGTCTTTATTCTTTCTCATTATCAAGGGAATTGATTCAATATCATCGTTTGTATAAAATCCGACCTTTGATTTTAACCATTTAACCGTTTCAGCTCTTGTTTTCTCCGGGCCTGTAGTGCAAAAAACTACTGGATATCTTTCCATTATCATTGCTAAAAGCCGGATCATGCTTTCAATTGGAAGATCATCTTCCCCGGCTGCGTGAAATTCATCCCAATTTTTTTCTTTTCCTTCAATAAAATGAAGTCTGTGTGATACATCCGCGATTGTTCCGTGGATATCAAAAACAACATACTTTTTCATGCTTCCTCTATTTTTCTTCTAATAAAATCAAGTCCTTTCTGATATACAACCGTTTTGAAGCTAATCTTTGTTTCACCATATTTATCAGTCCATTTTGTTTCGATAACTCTGAAATATCCCTGATCCTGATATTTTCTATATGGTATATTCCCGCCGTCAAGGATCCCTTTTTGTCTTAAAAACTCAAGCAAGTTATTTCTTCCAAACCCCCTTATATCGAGAACCGCTGAGGCTTTTCTCATGTCAATCGCGGTTTTGCTTTGTGCAACTGCTTCAAAAAACTCTATTTTCGGTCTGTTCTCTTCAATGTATTTCGCCTGTTTTTCATTTTCTTCCGCAAGTTTTCCGGCCAAAAAAAGCGCCTGTGAAAAAGTTTGCGGGACTTGAAACACTGCTTTAATCTGTTTTTCGCACTCAATAAAATATCTCCGCGCTTCTTCGCCTTTTTCAGTTCGGGCAAGCATACAAAGTTTTTTTGCAAAATCGATTGACAAGGCATAGTCAACCATTTCATTCCCCTCTAACATGAAGTTATACCCCTGATAATCTTGACCTTTTTCCGCAAATTCGTTCTCTGTAATGTTCTTTTTCGACCATCTAACAAACTGAAGCGGCGATAATTCAAGAAAAGAATAAATCTCTCTTGCTGAAACTGATTTTTTGCCTTCAACTTCGGTGATTCTGATTAATTCATTCATAACAAGCTCCTTTCCCTCTGGAAACAGTTAATAATAAACCGCTCCAGTCCTTGCAAGGAAAAGGAGCAAATATATTTTGCATCAATCGTTTTTGTTTGTCAATATTTATTATTCTGGTTTTTCGTGACTTTACCTTAAAGTTATGGAAAAGTTTTTTATTAATAAAATCCGATTTTTGCCGTTTTCACAATTTTGTGAAGTCGATCCGCTAAAATATTCTGTCGATTTTTTCATCAGTGCCAATGCTTTCCTTGTTCAAGTGTTTTCAAAATAAGCTTAAATATTGTTCCCTTATCTGCTTTTTTGATCCCAAAATACTTTTCTGTAACTTCCTGAACAAAAATATCAAGCGCGGCAAAATTATAAACATTGCAATCCCAAAAATGGTTTGGTGATCTCGTGTGTATTTTCTGCCATGATACAACTTCGCCAAATTCACTTTCCGGATCGTCTTTTTCAATAACTGGAATTTCCGCTTTAAAGCATTTATAATAATCTTCATCGTAACCAAGCCCGGCAATTACAACCATTAGATTTTCAAACTTAAACCCCTCAAAACCGCCTTTTTCTCTGCTGTCCGGAAAGTTTAAATATCCCGGCGGCTGCTCGTAATCGGTTTTTATCCACTGTCGATTTAATGAAGCCGCAAGATTATTCTTATAGTAAACCGTGTCAAGTGTGTATCTGTCACCTTTTGCAGTTCGAGTTTTGAAGAAGATCCGGGATCTTTTCCGGTGAATATTGTCACCGGCCACACATACAACACGCGGAACGCATGAAGCAAAGTAAAATCCGGAAAGTGGTTTAAATCCAATATCAACCGCGGTTAAATTTACAAAATAATCAACTCCGTCATCCGATTTTATCGGTGATGTTACTATTTGTTCCAGTGCTTTCCAGGCACTTCCGGCTTCATCTGTATTTCCAAAAATTTGTCCTTTTGCAATTGAATAGGTTTGGCCGTTTTGGCAATGTCCCTTAATTTCAACCGCAAGCCATCCATCCGGTTTGTTATAATCTCCGTTTACATCAACGCCGCATGTAATAACAACGATTTTTCCATTTCCATCCGCTTCCGCCATTTTATTCGGAACCGATAAAGGCGCGTAAGGTCTTTTCATGCTTTGGATATTTGATATTTTTATCGGCTGCACTATCTCTTTAAACGGCAACCCCAAAACATTATTAGTGAAAACTTTCAACTCGTTTTTGTTGTCTTTTGAGTTTAAAAACTTTTCAATGATTTTTTCCCATGTCAAAAAGTTTGAATATAAGCTTGAAATTTGGAAACTTCTCACATTTTTTCTTTTCGGCTTTGCCGTGGGAATCCATTTCCCTTTCATAAGCATTTGTTTTTTTTGGTGTTCTTCGATTCTGCAACCATTAACACATTGATAATATACAGATCCCGGGATCAATTGTTTATTTTCATCCCTGGAAAATTTGATTCCCGGTGTTGAATCGCCGCCAAGTTCTAAAACCTGAAAAGTTCCGCAATGCGGGCAAGGAACATTATAATTTTCTTTTGTTCCGTCATTGTAGGCCTTTTCGATATTTGAGTTCCCGGCGTTGGTCGGAGTTGATATCTTCATTTTTTTAGATCCAACTGACATTGCTTGGGTTCTTGAATCAAGCAAAGAAAGAGTTGATCCTTGGCCTTTTAAATCTTTTGCATATTCATCAATTTCATCCATCAATAAAACCCTATAACCCTTCATTCTTATCTTTGCCGGATTTTTTACGCCCATTGCAGAAACAAAGCCGCCCGGAAATTCTTTTTCTCTTTTGGTGTCGCCTGTTTTTCTTGAATTCTTTTTTACAGTTGTCGGCTTTATTTTGTTTCCAAGGTTTGTTGTTTTGATCATTGCGTCGATTCTTTGGCTCATATTGTCTTGCGCTTGCTCATTATCCGCGCAAGTATAAAGAACTGCGCAAGGCGCTATATCTATCAAATATCCCAAATATGCTTCCAAAACCGCGACCGTCGCGCCCATCTGAGCGCCTTTCATGATCGCAACCTCTGAAGTTTCTGATTGTGCTGCTAAGCAGTCAATAACTTCGCGCCAAAACGGAGTAAGATCATAGGAAAAAACTCCGGCATAATCGCTGTATTCTCTTGTAAGTATTCGATTTTTCTCATTCCATTGTGACGGTAAAATATAAACATCCTGGGGAATAGATTTTTCTACTTTCTCAAAAAACCACTCCAAACATTCTTTTTGAAATTCAAGATCTTCGATTCTTTCCATTTTACCTTTTACGGCTTTTATCCGTATGTTTTTAATACTTTTCTATTTTATACGGTTTTTGTCCGTATTTATTTACCATCTTCTTTTATCTCTTTTATCTGGTTTTCTATCGCGTCTAAATATCTTTTCTTTGCGTTCTGCAGTAGCTTTTCAAGTTCGATCATGTAAGCTTTTTGCAAATAACTAATTAGGGTTTGATCTGTTCCATCTTTCACTTCCGCTTTGATATCTCCAATAATTCCTTTCGGTTTGATTAAAAGCATTTCATTGAATCGACCGAAAAAATCTCCAATTAATTGATCAACTATCTTCCGGGGAATTAAGATCCCTTTCATTTCCTGAATTTTTAAAGTTTTCAACTCTGAGTCTTTTTGCTTTGATCTTATGTTTTCGAGTTTAATTTGGAGTTCCAGTTTTGCAAATACTCTCGCTTGCGGTGTTCTTTCAATTTCTTCTTTTTCTTCTTCCGGATCATCGTTTTTTTTCATTGCCGGGGCCTGTTTTTTCTGTTTTTTAACCCCAAAAACTGATAAATCAACTCCTTTTGATTCTAAATAAAATTGGTTCTGTGGATTATCAAGATCGATTTTCCCATTTTCTTGAATTAATTTATCTGGTTTTATGTGCTTTGAAACTGCTTGTTTGCTTATTCCGAGAAGTTCGCCAATTTGGCGCATTGAAATAATATTCATTTTATACTTTTTATCCCGCTATAATATTCAAAATAAAAATCAAAAATTCCTTTTCCAATTGTCACGCATCCATTTTCAACTCGCGGGTTTGTGTTTATGTTTGCGCTTGTTTCAACTCCAAAATAAAACTTTTTTCCATAACCGGCAAAAATTTTGCTGTGATTTCTAAAAACCGCAACCCGGCCGCCGTATTTTGGGATTATTTCAATTAATCTTGCATACTCCAAAGGATACGAATTCGGAAAGATCTCTCCAACATAAGCATCAATTTTTTTTATTTTTCCTTCATTTAGCCAAGTTTCAATATCCAAAACATCGTCGGCGGCCATGCACCAAGTGGAAAAAAGACAATATTCAAGATCTTGCTGTCTTAAAATTACCTTCAAATAACTTAAAGCGTCAACATTCCCGCCCGTTATGCAGTGATAACATTCGCCATCCTTAAAATCTATCCCCAAAACATCCAGAAGCTGCGATTCTGAATAGGCCCGGCGGTAAAGGTGCCGATCTGACACAGTTGTCATGCTTTTGGCTCTCATTCTTTCACCGGGTTCTTTTTTTTCTTTTGGCTTTTTTGTTTTTTGCTTTTTTTCTTCCGGGCTGTAATTTTCAATTTCTTTTTCAATTTCTGAAAAATTAAACTCTTTGTCAACCACGTCAACCCCTGATTTTATTAAAAAACATCATATAACTATAAGACAACTTTTAAGCTTGTCAACCTATTTGTCAACCTCCCAAAAAATTGACTGACATCGAGAAGACCCGAGCGGCAAACTATCGTTTACCAAC